CGCCTGCTTCTTGAATTCCTCATCATACTGTCTTCCTGTTCCCATTTTTGACACGCTCCTTTTTTATTTTATTTTATCTTACATTGATTGGCTGGATTGTGTCAAGTTTTATTATACACCATCACGCTTCCAAAGCATTTATTTGACGGCATGATTTTCTGCGGCATCTGCGGACGGCGGTACGGCAGAGTAATCAGCGACCGGAAAGACCGCCATATGTACTGGCGGTGCAGAAGCAAGTCAGGCGGTCCGCAAACCTGTGACAGCGTGAATTACCCGAATGCAGAGATCGAGCGTATCTTCTGTGAGGTGTTCGGCTACAGCTCTTTTGATGCAGATGTGTTCAAAAGTACGGTGTGCAAAATCACTGTTCAGCGAACAGGATCTATTGATTTCTATACGGTTGACGGAGATGTCAGGCACTATGAAGCCTTGAAGCTCCGTGAAAATATCAATTCAGGCACCCGAACCGCCGCATTTCAGAACAAGATCCGATGCGCTCATTGCGGCAATCTTTACAGTCAATACATCACAAAAGGAAAATATGTGTACTGGACTTGTAAAGGCAAGCGGCTTGCTCATGCGGAATGTACAGCCAGTAATCTTTCAGACTGCAAGCTACGGATGATTGCCTCCTATGTGTTGGGGCTGGATGATTTTGACAGTGAGGTCTTTGAAGCCAGCATAGACTACATTCTTGCATTTACAGAAGGCAGCCTGAGATTCATCTACAAAGACGGGAGTGAAAAAACATGGCAAAAAGTATAACAACGATTCCGGCAACGATCAGCCGCTTCGCTGATGCGCCGCTGTCGGCTCCTGTGAAGAGAAAGGTTGCAGCTTATGCAAGAGTCAGCACCGATCACGAGGAACAGCAGAGTTCCTACGAGGCACAGGTCAGCTACTACACCGATTATATCAGAGGGCGATCCGACTGGGAATTCGCCGGAATATTCGCCGATGAAGGAATTTCAGGCTGCAGCATCAAGGGCAGAAAGGGCTTCCAGACAATGATCGAAGAAGCTCTTGCAGGAAAAATCAACCTTATCATTACAAAATCCGTGTCCCGTTTCGCACGAAATACTGTGGATTCTCTTTCTACGATCCGCAAGCTGAAAGAGCATAATGTGGAGTGCTATTTTGAGAAAGAGAACATCTGGACATTCGATTCAAAATGTGAATTGCTCCTGTCGATCATTTCAAGCATCAGCCAGGAAGAATCACGCTCCATCTCAGAAAATGTCACATGGGGACATCGCAGGCGAATGGCAGACGGCAAGGTCTCCGTTCCGTTTGGCAGATTTCTCGGCTATGACAGGGGTGAGCATGGAGAGCTTGTTGTCAATGAAAAGGAAGCAGAAATAGTCCGAGAGATCTACAAACTCTTCCTCTCAGGCTTAACGCCGCACAGTATTGCGAAAACGCTGACGGAGCGTGGGATCCCTACACCCGGAGGCAAGGTGAAATGGTCAAGCAGTACAGTCAGAAGCATTCTGACAAATGAGAAATACAAGGGTGACGCACTTCTGCAAAAGACCTTTACGCCCGATTATCTGACAAAGAAAACCAAAAAGAATGACGGGCAGATACCACAGTATTATGTAGAGGGCAGCCATGACGGGATCATCACACCGGAAATCTATGAAGCGGTGCAGGCAGAAATGGAACGGCGCAAGGGAAACAAGAGCCGATACAGCGGCGTGGATATTCTTGCATCAAAACTCATCTGCGGAGAATGCGGCGGCTTCTACAGCCCGAAGGTATGGCATTCGACCGACCAGTACCGCAGAACCATTTACCAGTGTGGTCATAAGTATAAGGGTGAGTGTAAATGCTCTACACCGAATCTGACTGCCGAAGAGATACAATCAGCTTTCCTTGCCGCCGCCAATGAACTGATCGCCAATAAGAATGAGATCATTGCAAACCTGCGTGAAGGCATGGTGATTGCATCGGATACAACAGAACTGGAAAAGAGCAGAGATGCAGCAAAAGATGAAATGGTGCTGCTTTCCGATATGATCGAGAACCTCATATCCGAGAATGCACGAATCGCTCAGGATCAGGCTGAATACAATAAAAAGTACAATACGCTGATTGAGCGATTTAAAGCCGCCAAAACACAGTATGAATCCTTTGAACAGCAGATCGAGGATACCCATAGGCGAGTCAAGCGGATAGAAGCCTTTATAAATAATGTAAGGGAGTTGGGAACTCTGACCGAGTTCGATGAGGAACTGTGGGGTGTACTGGTCGAAAGCGTGACCGTGTACAGCAAGGATGATATTCGGGTAGAATTTAGAAAATGAATGGCTACAACTGAATACAGAAAATTGGGGCTGCGGCTGCCTGAGTGATACACTTCGGCAGTTGCAGCCCCATTTTTGTTTTGTAAGTGAGGAGGGTTGCGTCCGGTTGCAACCCAAATGCAACCATTGCAACCCTGACGCAACTCTCGATTCACCCAATGCAACCCTGTTGCAACCCTCTGAATCTCGAAAAGTCCGATTTTACGGCATTTTCGATGTTCAGCGATTTGCAACGATTATTCCCGCATAGCTTTCATTTGAAAGTGGTTGCATTTTGACGCAACCGAATGCAACCATTTGCAACCCTGACGCAACCCTCGACCGCTGAAAATGCAACCCTTTCGTTACAGAACGGGAATTGTATCAACGACAGCGTTTAGGTGGACAACGGCTACACAGGCACCAACTTTATGAGACCCGAATTTCAGCGTATGTTGGATGCAGTCCGTGAGGGTGAAATCAACTGCGTTGTAGTAAAAGACCTTTCTCGCCTCGGCAGAAACTATGTTGAAACCGGCGAATTTTTGGAAAAGGTTTGTCCTTTCCTTGGCTTGCGTTTCATATCCGTCAACGACAACTATGATACCGAAGCTGTCAACAACAATGCACAACTGGCAGCATCGCTCTCCAATATCATCAACGATTTGTATGCACGAGATATTTCAAGAAAAGTGTTCTCTGCTCTGAATACCAAGATGGAGAACGGCGAGTATATCGGTGCGTGGGAGAAGTACGGCTATCTGAAAGACCCAAGCAATAAGAACAAGCTGATTGTGAACCCCGAAACAGCTCCCATCGTTCAGCAGATTTATCAGTGGCGTAGCGAGGGTATGAGTTATATGGGTATCAACAAGAAGCTCAATGAAATGGATATTCCGTCCCCAGGACAGTACAAAACTGACCGTGGTATCGTGACCAACAATAATCAGAAAAGCCGCACCATCCTTTGGAATAAGCATATCGTTACCGACATTTTGAAAGACATCGGCTACCTCGGTCACATGGCACAGCGTAAGACCACACAATGCCTCTACAAAGGTATTCAGTTCAGCCGGGTAAACGAGGAAGATTGGGTTATCGTTCACAACACACACGAGCCAATCATCAGTCAGGAGTTTTTCGACAAGGTACAGGCAATCAACGAAGCTACAGCCCGAACCGCCAAAGAGAACCACGGCAAGTACGACCACCTTCCCAAAGCAAAGAATATCTACGGTGCGAAGCTCGTCTGTGCCGATTGCGGAGCAAGAATCAAACTTGTCCGTTCTTTCAGCACCAAGAAGGACAAAGTGTATTTCACCTTTAAGTGTCCGACCCACGCCGAACACGGAGACAAAGGATGCACCGCAAAAAGAAAGAGCAAGGCTGAAATGGATGAAGCCGTTTTCCATGCCATCCGTTCTCAAATGAATGTCTTTATGGACTCGGCAAGCATTATCAAAACGCTGCTTGCAAGGAAACAAGCAGTCAATAACAGCACCGAGCGGAGAAAGCAAAAGCGCAATCTGAATCTCAAAATCAAGAACCTAAATTCTTCTATTGCAACACTATATGTTGATTTGAAAGGCGGGCTTCTGACAGACCAGGACTACCTTGTTCAAAAAGAGAAATACCAATCCCAAATTGCAGAGCTTGAACGTCAGCTCGCAAAGTTCAGCCAAGACGAAAGCGACACCGAAGAACAGCTTATCGGCACAAAGCGTTGGACGGCTATTGTAGAGGAATTCTCCAATGCGACCGAACTGACCGAAGAAATGCTCT